CCTGCTGTCATAGCAAAAGTTGAATAGAATGTTTTATTTATTCCTGAACCACTTGTTCTATCTACTTTTGTTGCACCTTCATTTATTACTTGTGATGATGGATATTTAAACAAAGTATTTATGATTGCAAAATTATTGGTGCAAGTGTCTGTCGCTTGGTCTGCTGATGTGATATTGTTTTCAGTAAAATCAGTGCCACCACTTTTGTCATTACCCATATTTGAACTATCTTCAAAATCTAAATAAAAACCATTATTGCCAAATGTTAATGAACTTGGATCAATAGGAATCCATATACCACTATCTGAATCAAACTCACCTAAATCTGTTGGTGAAAGTTGAGAACCATCAACATAAACGACTTCACAAAAATATCCACTTTGTATTTGTGCCTCACTTAAAGCACTTCCTACTTGTAAATTACCTTTTGAACTACCAGATGTACCAAAAAAACTATCATCATTTTGGTCAAAGTTAGTATCAGTAGCAAAAGATGTTTCTTCTACTCCATTGACATAAATTCTATTCCTATTTGCTGCTGTGCTTTGAGTAGTATCTACCGCCACTATTATATTATACCAAGCCGCAGTATCACGAAACACTCTGTTTGTTTTCTTTACACATTGATTACTACCACTTGCTGTATCACGAAACTGTAATTTATCATCACTCTCAAAAGTTATTAATGCTGCATCATTACCACTGACCGCTTGTGAAAGCACATAACTAAATCCTAGTTCTGTTCTTTTGAGCCAAACAGATAATGTATATTTTCTAGAACTTGTACCAGCAACCGCACTCCTCGTAAGAAATTCACTATTATCTCTTTCAAGTTTTGAAGAATTTGCCACATCATAACCTGTTGAAACTGAACCTCTATTAGCAGTTCTTTGTAAGGTTTCCATATTAGCTTTGTGTTAAATTTTGTGTAATACCTATATTCTGCCATTTATTACCATTGTATCTAAAGGCATAGATATCTGTTTTAGCATCTGTGGCAGTTTGCGTTGGAGTCACATCTCCTGCAAATTCAAAGATTGCATTCCATGCTAAAGTGTATGGTCCGCTTGATGAATGTTGAGCTACCTCAATGCTGATTATTGCACCCTCCACAGCATTACTCGGTGCTGATATGGTGCTGTTTTCTTCTAGTAATAAGAAAGCATTGGCTGCTGCTGCTGCATCCCAAGACACTGTACCATCTGTTAACGCTACTTGACTGATATTAGCTGAAGTAGATGAAGTCACTATTTTAGGCATGGTCACATTTTGGTTTTCATCTATTGATATTGCAGGTGTTGTGCCTACTGTTGAACCTAAACCTATAACTAAATCATCAGCACTATCATCTAAACCCATGTAATAATCTTGAGCATTACCATCAAAGACTAATTTAGTATCTACTGCTGCACCATCACCAATCGTTAAAGAATCATCATCTATTGTAAGTATGCTGTTTGTACCTACAGTAGAGCCTTCTCCAATAACTAATTTATCAGCAGAGTCATCGAGTGCAATATAAAAGTCTTTAGCATTTCCGTCATAGATTAATGCTGTATCTACTGCTGCACCATCACCTAATGTGACTGTATCATCAGTTATTGTTAAGATTGGATTTGTACCAACTGTTGATCCTTCGCCAATAATTAATTTATCTGCTGAATCATCATTTGCAATATAAAAATCTTTAACACCATCAAACTGTATTTTTACATCCTCTTCACCACCATCACCTAAAGTTAAGGTTGGTGTTGTGCCAAGCAAAGACATTGTTTGTGCGACAATATCTCCAGTGGTTGAAGATGCAGCCTGACCAACACCAATAGACTGAGCAAACTTAATATCCATGTTTTCATCAATCTCTATAGCAGGATTAGTACCGACTGTAGAACCTTTACCTATGACTAAATCATCTGCAGAATCATCTAGTCCTACATAAAAGTCTTGTGCATTCCCATCGAAAACAAGTTTTGTATCTTCGGCAGTACCATCACCTATAGTTATAGTTGTGCCGTTTACAGATAAAGTATCTGTAATTTGTAAATCAGTAAATACATCTAATACTGCTGCACCTGAACCAGCACCATCTAATTGAACTACCGCTACTTTTCCATTACCTATAGTGACAGTTGAGCCTGAACCTTGTTTAATTATTATATTGTATGGTCCTGAACTACCTGAATCAGTAGTTGCATTTTCTATAATATGAACTCTTTTTAAAGTATTTGGTCCAATAGTTATAGTGCAATCTGAATCTAAAGCACCTGTATATTTTATATACAATGCTCTAGCTTGGTCTGTACTACCATCAGCTATTGTAGAAGTATGAGTATCAGCATTAGTTGTAATAGCCTCTGTGCCAATACCTAAAGCCTCACCTATAAGTTCTAAATTTGTATTTGTGGATGTACCCCAAGTACCTGATTCATCACCAGTTGCTATTTCTTTTAATCTTAAATTATTTACATAAGTTGCCATATTATGCTACTTCCTTCCAATTTGGATTTTGTGTTGTACTAATTGTAGAGTAATTAGGTGTTTGTGAATCATCTATTAATCCCCAAACATTTACTCCTGTTAAACCTGTTGTTCCTACATTACCATCTACATCTATATTTGCTTTTGCTATAACTGCTATAGTGCCTAGTCCTGTAGTTCCAGCAAAACCTGTGACACTTAAATTATTATTAGTTATTAAGTTTTCATCACCTAATGTTCCTGTAGATGCTACTGCAGAAACTCCCACTACAGCAGCAGCTTGTACTGCTGGTGAGCCTATCGCACCTGTGCTAGATAATCCTGTTTGTGCTAAATTATTATTAGTGCTTAATGATTCACTACCAAGTGCTGATGTACCTGCGTTTCCACTAATAGTTATATTAGCCTCTGCAACAACAGATATAGAACCTAATGCACTTGTGCCTGCAACCCCACTAACAACTACAGGTACGGATTCTCCCCATGCACCATCTCCCCATGTAGAACGACCCCAACCTGTAATTGTTGACATATTAAGCTATTCTTATAATTGCATTTGATGCATCTGCAGTAGGAAACTGTATAGTAAAATCTCCTGCAGTTGATGTCTTATCACCACCAAAAGCTAATACACATACTGCTGGGTCTCCTGATGCACTATCATTGAATATAAGAGCACCATTAGCAGTCACTGTGGCATTAGAAAATGTTAAGTCTGCAAAGTCAGTAAAAGCAGTCGTGCTACTTGTGGTTGGATCAACTCTAGTTAAAGATGCACCTTTAGCAGTATAGTTAGTACCTGATGCCTCATTAGATGTTGTATATGCAGTTGTAGATGCACCTAAAGATGCACTGCTAGTATAGAGTGCTAAGTTAAATGTACTACCACCTGAGTTTTTAAAGTTATGTACTCCCTCTAAAAGTTCTTTTTTAAATGATGTACACATCGCTTGTGAAATTGCCATTACAGCCTCCTTATAATATCAGCCATATCTTTATGACCTTGTTTTTCTAATAAACCAGCTACAGTTGATCTATCACTAGCTATAGCTTGTCGTATATAAAATAAAATTAATTTTTCTATAGAATTTTTAAAAGCATCTGCTTGTGCTTTGACCATAGGATTAGCATTATCACTAATACTTATAAGTCTTTCTACTATGCGTTCTGTCCAATATTCAGGACTATGACCTTTATTTTTAGTAGTGCTAACTGTTATATCACCTATGCTTGATTTTACATCTACATTAAACATTATATTCTTTGTACTCTAACAGCATCATCTCTATATATATCTACTGTATTATCACCCTCTGCTAGATTTTTTAGTTTACCTAAAGCCTCTAAATATCTTTTCTCATATTGAATCATAATATCAGGCTCACCTTTCATATATACATAAGACTCTAATAAAGTTCCATAGAGTAAAGTATTTATAGCATTGGTAGCTAGCCATGTAGTGCCACTATCAGCACCTGCAGTAATAGATGCAGGTCTATAAAAATAGTGCAATTCAACAACAAAGTCATCATTTGGTGTTGGTCCTACTATAAAAGTGGTGTCATCAAATAAAGCATAGTGTTTTGGAATACCAGTAGTTGATGCGTTAGGATATGCCTCTCTGATAAAGTTTACATCTTTATATAACAAAAAAGTTTGCTCACTAGAACTTGTAAATGATAAAGAAAAATTATCTAAAAAATCAGATGGTGTCGCAAGGTACTGATTTCCTGATGTTAATGTACCGCTTACATTCTTTCTAAATACTGGAAGATTAACTGTTTTTAGTATTCTCTCTTCTGCTTGTTTAATTAAATTAGGTAGGTCAGAAACAAATGTTGTTTCTGTATTCTGTACATAATTTTGTATTAAACTTTTTAATTCTGCGTATGTCATATTAGCCTATAGTTATTTTTACTTTACCTACATTACCTCTTAACACCATGCCTGTACTAGATACAGGACTAAAACCAAAATATGTTGTTGAGGCTTTTTCTCCTGAATCTACTCTAGGATTAAATAATGCCTGCGGATCAGAAGTTTGTAATTCACCAACTCTAAGTTGTGGATGGTCAGGATCAAAACAATCAGTGCAGACACGCAAACCATTACGAACTTTGTCTTCTATTTCATATTTAAGTTCTGATAGTTTATAAGTAAATCCACATCTATCACATATACCTAAAGCCTTTTTACCTTTTGCGTACATTAATAATTACTATAAATACTACTATCAGGAACAAATTTTACTGATGCTCTTTCTCTATCTGCATCACTAACTTCATTCCATAATTCATCATAACGCATTTTAATCATGGGTACTTTTGGGGTAGCCTCAGTATTTTTACAAGCTATATTATATGCAAGTGCATAAGTTAAGCATGGTAAATATCTTGATGGTACATCTGCATTATTAGTAGCAACACTACCTGCATCTTCAATGCGTTTGATATAGTCATATACTAAGGTATATGTTTGTGCAGAGTCAGGTGTTGACCAAAGAACTATATTAATCCCTGATGTACCTTTATCTACAAAAAACTGTGTAGGTTTAGATTGATTTAATTTTTTAGCTTGATGATTATATTGAGTTCTAGATATTCTATTTAATAGTTGATCGAATTGTTTTGTGGTGTCTGCAGCATCTGTTCTAATAAACGCATCTACTATTTCTAATGCACTTGTTTCTGCAGCATAAGAGGATGTGCCAGCAGTAAGAGTTATAGAGGCTTGTTCTATTTTCCAAAGATTTAATCCTTTGTTTTGCCACTCTAAAAATATTAAGTTCAAAGCTCTTTTAGCACTACGATAATCATAGCCTGAACGCATAGTAAGACCGCATAAATCGTATGCCTCTTCCATAATATCAGATAAATCTAAATTAAATGCTGTTGTACCGCTAGTTGCCATGTTGTCTTCTTATAGCCTCCTTACCTTTTTTAGCTATTCTTGCTTGTTCATTTTTACCAGCTACCTTTGCTCGTTGCTCTAATACAGTCAAAATTTGTATCTTTCTTGCAAAAGGCTTATTAATTTTTTTAACCTTAGCAACTGTTTTTCTAGCATCTGCTGGAGTTGCAAACTTAATGCTGACTGTGTCTTTTGGGTTTTCATCAGTATATAGTCTCCTACTACTACCTTTAGGCTTTTTACCTGTTCCTACCTTTGGGTCTCTTCTTTTTCTTCTCATTGATACCTGCAGTTTGTAAAGCAATAGCAACAGCTTGTTTCTGAGGTTTACCCTCACGCACAAGTTTCGATATATTATCGCTTACTGTTTTTCTTGACCTTCCTTTTTTTAGTGGCATATTTCTTTTTACTCGCTGGTGCGTTTCTAGTTAATACTTTTAAATTAGCTCGACTAATAACCATTTAACATTTCCATCTTCTACGAGCTTGTCGTAGCCTAGAGTTAGGGTCTTTTGCAGCTTTTGGAAACTTTTTCATTTGACCTGCCGATCTTGCACAAAAAGATTTTCTGCGTTTAGCAGCTTTACTACCTTTTTTAACTTTACCTGTGACTGCAGTTTTAAGTTTTGAACCTGGATTTAATCTTCTATAAGCCTTAACTCCAGCCTCGGTCATACCTGCACCAGACTTAGTCGGTCTAAAATTCCTCTTATTACGAGGAGGCATTTTAGATTTTTTTCTTATCGGCATTAAAAAAATTTACTGGTCTATAGTTTTCCGCCAAACTTCTTGAACATCATGTCTTTGAAGTTTTCAACTTTCATGCCTTTTTCCATATTACGCATTTCAGTTTTTTTACCCATGCCCATTTTCATTTTCTTACCAGCACGCTTTTTGACAACACCTTTCTTTTTACCAGTGCCTTTACCGCCTTTTTTCATAACGCCCATTTTTTTCATTCCAGCCATAATTTTCTCCTATTTAATAT